TTACCCCAAATTACAGTTCCTACATCAGAGAAAGTAGCGATTGGGTTGATTCTACCTTGATACAATGTATCTCTATCTTGTTGAGTTAGTTTTTGTCTAGCCTTGATTGAGTTTACAAGACCTCTTGTGTAACCCGCTGATGCGAACCAAGGGAATGCGATGTTATCAGTCAATGCTAAGTTTCTACAAACTTCACCAGTAGCTGGTAAGTAGATTTGAGTATTGTTAACAGTATCTCTTGTTAATATCCAAGGATAGTAAGTAGCGGTGTAGTTTGAATCGATTCCTGTGTTATCAAGAGCGTCAACAGCTTCTTGTGGATAAACAATTAATTGAGGGTCTGTAGCATCTGGTGAGAACATATCGTAGTCCGGAGTTGTTGTGATATACACAGAATCCGCTCTTTGATATTGAATCATGTCGATTGCCGCTTCAACTAAGTTTGAGTTATCTATATAGTTAATTGATGCAGTTGCAAACACGTTAATGTTTGTAGATTCAGGGTTAGCGTATGTTAAGATACCAAGTAAGTAAGCGTAGTAGTCAGTATTAGCAAAATCACTTCTGTTATTCTGAACAACAATTCTCTTGAATAAACCATCTCCAGTTGCTGTTGGGTATCTTTGGTCAGGTGCGAAACCTGCTAAGAAACCTGAAGCCCCTAATTGGAATCTATCTTCATTAGTTCTAAATTCTCTATAGATATCCCATCCGTCAAATCCACCAGCAAAACAACAAGTGTATTTTCTAGCGTAGATAAAATAGTAAGGGTTCTCTTGAGATTCAGGGTCATTTCTGAATTCAGCAACACCACACTCATAAGCTGTTTGACCACTTGTATCATAAACGTTTCCGATAGTTACAACAGTTGCACCTGAGTCCATGTGGAAACCTTTAGAAAGGTAGTTCCAAGGAATAGAATCAGTTGCCTGTGCCCAATCGGTTGTTGGATTTTGTTGACCTTTATATTGTAAAAAAGCGTCATCAACACCAAACTGAGTTGAGAATCCTAAGTAAGTTCTTCTAACAACATCACCAGAAGACTCTACAGTGTTATCACCTCCGGAAGTGCTACCAAATGGTGGGTTGTAAATAACTTCACCAGGGAAATAGTATTTTGTTTTGTATACAATCATAGGAGAAGGATTCGACATTGAATCATATTCTCTCTGTGTATATCCATTGAAACCACAAGGTAAAGCGTCTACAGGAGCTCCGTCAGCCATTTCAACCATAATGTATTTCGATACTAAAGCATACTCACCGTTTGAAGTTCCGATTCTAACACCAATAAAGTTGTTAGTTGATGGGTCTAATGTGCAATTTGTGTATTTTTCAATGACTACAGGATTTTGGTCTGTATCAAAGAAATCTCTCACTAAAACATCAAATGTCATATTGTTAAAAGAAATGTTTGCAATTGAAACTTTTACTTCAGTATTAGCTGCATCTCCGTCTGAGATTGAAATAAATCTAAATAAGTTGTAAACTCTATTACCTCTTAACTCAGATACAAAGTAAGGAGTTTTCGGTGACTGATATTGTTGTAATTTCCAAGCAATAGTTGTTGTAGATGTTGTGTCTCTAGCTTCAGGTAATGCAATCAAGTCACAGTTTAAACCTCTGATGTAACTTTGGTTAAATGCATAATTCAAAGAACCTGGATAAATTTCTTCAACAAATAAAGGAACTTCATTTCTTGATTTACCAAAGTTATCCACACCCAACACTTTTGTTATATACTTAGAAGAAGACGCTAATAAAGAAGTCTCAAAAGAGAAAACATCAGAATCTTTAGTAACACCTGAAAGTAAGAATGTTCCAAAAGGATTTTTAGTAACACCTGAATATTGTTCGTCACAAACTAACTGAACGTCAGTCAATCCTGTCACTTCATACACTGGTCCGTGATTAAGACTTGAAGAACTATTAGTATAAAGAGAAATACCTCTTGAACGTAATGTTGCAACAACCATATTATTATATTCTTCGAACGCAGTTCCTGAGAACGTGTAAGAGTTACCTGATACTGTTCCACTATAAACAGTTCCACCTAATGAAACTAAATTTGTTACTACATAATCAAATGAATAACCTGAATAGTTGTTACCACTTGGAATATCAAAAGTTGCGTAAAACCATGGGTCATTGTCTGAAGCAGACAAATCATTGTATAATAAATTTGTTGAATCAGAACCGAACGCATTTATAAACGTATTATATCCTGAAGATAATAAATCATTATAATCACTTTCGGGAATTGAGCCATAAATTACCGCTGTTGTTGCTGACGTTGATGGTGTGTCAATTATATTACCTAAGTAGGTATTGAAACCTTCAGCATACGTTGATGTTGAACCATTCGATAATCTAAACTGAACATCTAAATTTTGTGAAACTGATGTTGGTAATGCTCCACTAACGAATGTTATTGTATTTGCAGATGACGAACCCGTAAAACCTGCAGTCCAAGGTGATGTGGCAACACCCGAATTAATACCAATTGTTGTTGGGTCAGGGTTTGCAGTTACTCTTATACTCCATGATGGACCTGCATCATATCCAGATAAACCAAGAATTCTTGTGAAGAACATTTGGTTCGACTGTTGAAGATAAGATTTGGCAATATACGCCGCTTCATATTTAGGGATTTGTGTATTCACAAACTTTTCGGGAATTGTTCCACCGAAGTAAGCTTGGAATTCATCATAGTTCGTGATAAAGATAGGTTCAAATGCAGGACCCTTGATGGATTCTCCGACAAGACCTAATGTCGTTACTCCGACACTTTGAGCCACGAATGATAAGTCAGTTTCTGAGGTATAAACACCGGGAGAAACGTATACTTTTTGATTTGCTTGTGCTGTTGCCATTATTAAATTGTTCTAATGCAGATTTATTTTAATGATAAATATTAGTATTTGAATGAAAAAACTTGACTTTCTGATATCTATTTATAAACGGTGAGAATAAATTCTGCCTTTTTTCTACCATGAAAACAAAGAAAGAAATCAAAAACATAAAAATATCCCCTGAATCACATGATATCCTAAAAAAATACTGTGATAAGAGAGGAATTAAAATTTATAAATTTTTAGAGAATTTAATAATTGAGAAGTGTAAAGAGAAGAAAGATATATACGGAGAAAATTAAACTAACTTGTTTTCAAATAAAATATTACCATCCGAAGTATCATCATTTTTAACAACTTCGATTCTGAGAACGTCGTCTAAAGTAACTTGGATAAAGTTCAAATCTGTCCCATAATAATCTCCATTAATAAAGACATCGAACGAAATAATATTATTTGTAGAAACGATTGTCATGTCAACTGTAAAATCAACAATCCCACTTAAAACAGTATTACCTGAAACAAATAAAAAATTCTGACCAAACTCATCAGGGTTTTCAGGATATATTTTTCTTTTTTTCTTTTTATTGTCAGACTGAACTTCGAATACTTGAGACACTCTAGCAATTGCAGGTTTAACCTCAAACTCTTCTTCATCAATCAGATAACCTAACATTGTAAAATCATAACTTTGAACATAATATTTTCTGGCGTCCAAACTCATTTGAGATTCATCAGAAACATTATTAAGTATAATCGGGACATATTGACCCTTGATGAATGTGTAGGCTTGTCTTGAAGAAAACTTCTGCATAACAATCTTGTTGAGTTGATTTAACTCTCTCATCCTGTTACAGATAAACTTCAAACTATAATTGATATCAACAGGAACAGGTTGAGGTATTGTATATATGTCCATACCTTGTTCGTTTCCATTCCAAGTAGGAACCGATGCATAATAAAATTGTTTTCTATTTGGTATAGTGTATTGTAGAGCAGGATTTGTTCCAAACTTAACCTCAGGACTTCTAACAACGGTAATAAAAGGTGGTGATGGATTATAATCTAAATCAACAAACAAAGCAGTCTCAACATATTGAGCCCAGTTTTGAGTAGTAATGATTGTGTCAACCATTGGAACAACTTTTCCTGCAGTCACAACCTCCAACTCACCCTTAACAAAATCAAGCATACCTCTATCTAAGTCTGCATGTAATACTGACTTAGGTAAAAACGTTCCGTCTTTATTTATAAACTCCAATAACTGTTCTCTCCTAGCAGATAATGTTTTCTTAGGGACTAACGGTAATGTAGGTTTGACTTGTTTTGGTAATGGCATATTAAAAATATTTATTCGATTACAAATATTTTATTTTTTGAGTTTATCATAACAACTTCATTTGCGTTGTATAATGGCTCTTTTGTTTTTTTATAAACAAAACTATCATATAAATACGGATTATATGTTATTATCTCACCCACAGGTTCTTCAGGCATTTCCTCACAAGGATATTCACAAAAATCTTCTAAGATACCGATAACAAATGCATGAACATTTTTTGATTTTTCTTTTCTAACCTTTTCTTTTCCCCCAACCCTAACTCTAAACTCAACATCTCTCAATTTCAAATAGTCCGCATGAAAAACAACAATCCCATGTTTTTGAACTGAAAAGGTTTGTTTATGTAAATTATAATAAACCATAACCTTTTCACCGATTAAACTATTTGATAAAGATTTTTTTTGAGCCTCGGTTATTAAAATTATCATATACCTCTGAATTCGTTTTCACTAACATATGTTGCCACTACTGTTCTGTAGAACGGCTTATACCCACCATATGTATGTTTATTATCAGACCTAACATACCCATCATCACTCACCACATAATATCTCACCCTATCTTCAGTTTCATAATAACCAAAATAATCACCTTGGAAT